AAGTGTTTGGGGAAATGCACTGGACTACTGTGCGTCACGCGAAGCAGGTTGTTGAGCTGCGGAGCAAGCAAGATTTCACACTGAAAAAAAATATTGCAGCGCTAAAAGCCAAGCTGGGCGCGGGTTTGCAGTCGAAAGAACAGGACTTTTCCACGGATTTGGTCCGCAGGGTTTTGTGAAATTTGCTAGGGTGAATGCGGAGCGGAAAACAACCCGCTCCCGAGCTAGCCAAGAGCAGCGGCGCGACGTTACCGCGTAGTTGTAAGGGTAACTCGAAGTTTGTCTGAAAATCCTCTAACGATATGGGAAAACCGACGGCTTCACAGCGCCGCGCTCGCGGGGCTGCGCGGAATCTTTATCTTTTTGCAGCCGGGACTACTCTTGGTTGGCGTGTCGTGCACATGACCTCTTCAACGGAAGCGGCGGAAAATCTAGCCAAGCGACGTTGGCGTCAGGTGTATGACGAACAGGGAAATCTGCTCGGCTATCAGATCATGGCCGACAAGCGCAGCGACACCGAAATTCTTTCCAAACCCACAGCCTGTTCGATCACCATGCGCGTCTGCCAGCTGAATGCTGGGCTCGGTGGCCGCTCGCGGACATTGGGCATGCCGGAAGCAAAGAAACTCAATCGGCCAGCGGGATCGAATGGTCATATTCCGGTTCCGGACGATGCGGTTGAGCGCGCGATCCAAAAAGTGCGTCAATGGCCGCATCCTGCATCGAGGATCGATGACGGAACGGGCGTCGCTGTCTACGGCGACAAAGCAGTGCGCGTCTATCCCAAACCTGCACGATAAGGATGATCGCAGATGCCTCTTACCTGGGCGGCCGTGCAATGGCCATTTCTCATAACGGTGATCATTGCGCTGTCGGTATTTCTGACCGCGATCTGGAAGGCGCTCGATGCGCTGAGGGCGATCACGGCGCCGTTCAGGCAGTTCGTCGGCGAGCATGACGTGATGTGGGAAGACTACAACATCCGCACTGGCGGTACATACCGGCGCGCCATTGGACGCGGCGCACCTCCCGATCCGGAAGAGTATTACGAGCGTCTGCGACGGATGGATGCGGCGGGGTGAGAATGGCGTCACGCATCAAACGTCCGTGCGCCATGCCGGGATGCTCGGCACTGGTCGTAAGCGGGTATTGTGATCGCTGCCGGCCGAAGGCTCCTGCGAAGATGTTGTCAAAGGCGCGGCCAAGCGCTGCGGCGCGTGGGTATGGGCCGCGATGGCGCAAGACCAGTTCTGGATGGCTCCTGAAGCATCCATGGTGCGCCGATCCGTACAAGGTGCATCAGCGCTTTCCGGAGCCAGCCGACTGCACGGATCACATCATTCCGCATAAGGGCAACATGGCTCTATTCTGGGACCCGAAGAATTGGCAGTCGCTCTGCGGTACCTGCCACTCGCGCAAGACGGCGAGCGAGGAAGGCGGTTTCGGCAATGATGTCAGGGGACAGAAGGCCGTTCCCGCAGGGATGCGTGAGGGAGTTCCATCGACCGGGGCGGGGTAAAATCTTCAGGGCAGTCCCCCGCGAGACCGCGCTTACAAGGAAACTTTTACTTCCACAAAATACGAAAAACTCCCAAAATCAGCCTAAAACGGCATTCTGGTCGCTTCTTCTATGAGGGGCCCTCAAATTCAGCAGATAACCCCGCAGGAGGCGCTTTCTCGGCAAGAATGACGCCGCGCGGACCGGCTTTGCAGGATGGCCACCATGTCGCGACCTCGGACTCCAATCAGCGTACTCGAAGCTCGCGGCTCGACCAAGAAGAACCCCCAGCGCTATCGCGAGCGCATCGAAGCCTCGCGAAACGGAGCCAAGCCCGAGCCGGTAGGGCCTCCACCGGAGCGCTGGAACGTCGCGCCGGAATCGATGGGCGCCATGAAGTTCGCCAGGTGGAAGGCGATCTGGGCCGAGTTTGGCCCGCAAGTCACCATTCGGACGCCGATGCGGCGCGCGCTTCTCGAACAGTTCGTCGTCGCCATGGACAAGTTCCGCATTTCCGGGGAAACCATGAAAACCTCGGAGAAAAACAACCTCCTCGCGCTCACTTCCCGGCTTGAGCTCGATCAGCGGCTCCCGAGCGTGGGCAAAGGCGTGAGAGGGACCGATGGCGAGTGGGAAGCGTTCGGCTAAGTCAACTCTGGCGCAGGCTGATCGGCATTTTGCCACCGTCTGCCATCGCTATGCGCGCGATGTGGTTTCCGAAAAGCTTCTCGCCTGCAAATGGGTGCTGAAAGCCTGCCAGCGCCATCTGGGAGACCTGGAGAAGTCGGCCAGGGAGGATTACCCTTACCGCTTCGACGCTGCGCGCGCCGGCAGGGTCTGCCGCTTCATCGAGCTGCTGCCTCACGTCAAAGGCGAGTGGGCCCGAGCCGGTGTCGGTCAGAGCGGACTCATCAAGCTCGAACCATGGCAGGTCTTCATCACCTGCAGCATCTTCGGCTGGATTTCGAAAGAGACTGGCTTCCGGCGCTTCGCCGAGGCCTACATCAAGGTGGCCCGCAAGAATGCGAAGACCACCTGGGCGGCCGGCGTCGGCCTCTACATGCTGGTGGCCGATCATGAGTCGGGCCCCGAGGTCTTTTCGGGAGCCACCAACAAAAAACAGGCGATGGAGGTCTTTCGCACGGCGCGCCGCATGGCCAAGAAGGCCCCGCGCTTCAAAGAGCACTTTGACCTGGAGGTCAACGTCGAGTCCATCGTCGCCAGGCGCGATGATGGCAAATTTGAGCCGCTGATCGGCGATCCGGGGGACGGCGCGTCTCCGAGCTGCGCCATCGTCGACGAATACCACGAGCATCCAAGCAGCAACTTGCATGACACGATGGTCACCGGCATGGGAGCCCGCCGCCAAGGCCTGACCATCGACATCACGACTGCGGGAACCGATACCGCCGGCCCCTGCTACCTGACCGAGAAGGACTGCGAGAAGCTCCTCGACGGCCTGGTCGAAAACGATTCGTTCTTCTGCATCATGTACTCCGCCGATGAGGGCGACGACTGGAAGTCCACCGACGCGCAGCGCAAGGCCAACCCGAACTTCGGAGTCTCGGTTTTTCCCGAGTATCTCGCCAAGCAGCTCCGCGATGCCATGCAGTCGCCGCACAAGCAGTTCATCTACAAGACCAAGCATCTCGACCTGTGGGGCAACGCCCTCAACGGCTACTTCAACATGGCGGCCTGGAATCAATGCAAGGACGGCAGTCTCTCGCTGGATGAGTTCAAGGGCGAGGCCTGCTGGATGGGCAACGACCTGGCCGCGCAGATCGATCTCGCCTCGCGCATCAAGATATTCCAGCGGATGAAGAAGAACGTGGACGGCATCCTGGTCCGTCACTACTACGTTTTCGGCCATCACTACGCGCCCATGGACACCATCATGGACGGCGATCACTCGCATTATGAGCGCTGGTATCTCGATAATCATCTGCACGCGGTGCCGGGCCCTGAGATTCAGCTTTCGGTCATCCAGAAGGATATCGAAAACGAGCTGTCCGACTATGACTTTCAGCGCATCGCTTTCGATCCCTGGTCAGCGCTGCAGATGCAGCAGCAGCTCGCCGAGCAGCTCGGTGACGACATCGTGCAATCGGTTCCGCAAACGGTGCAGTTTCTTTCGCCAGCCATGAAGGAGCTGGACGCCGCCATGCGCGCCGGCCGGCTCCATCACAATGGCGATCCGGTTCTCACCTGGGCCATCTCCTGCGTCGTCGCGCGTATCGACGCCAACGACAACGTCTTTCCGCGCAAGCTGGAAAACGGCAAAGACAAGATCGATCCGGCCACCGCGCTCATCACCGGCCTCAACCCGGCCATGGCGGGCGAAATCAAGCGCCGCTACACGCCGGTGCACATCGGGTATTTGTGAGGACTCATGCCGCCACCTGCATTTGAAGCGCACCCCAAGAAGCCGGTCGTATGGGTGAGCGTGATCACCGGAACGGCCTTTTGCGTCGGCTTGGCCCTCCTTGCCTCTGGCTGCTGGATGGCCTGGCCTCCTCTGGGGTTCATCGTCGGCGGCCTGATTCTCACCGCCGGAGCCACCTTCTACGAACGCGGTAGCGCAGTTTCTTCCCGGAGGCGTCAGTGAGTCTTGTCAGCTCCATGGTCAGCGGTTTCCAGGGCTTGCGCGCCGATGTGGGCGGAATAGGCGGCGCGCCCGCCCCTTGGGATGACTACTGGTATTCTGCCGTCGGCTCGCCGTCAGTTGCCGGGATGCGCATCACGCCGGACACGGTCAAGCGCCTCTCGACGGTCATTGCCTGTGTGAGCGCCAAGGGCCGCGCCCTCGGCGTGCTCCCTTGCCTCATCTACGTCGATCTTCCCGGTGGGGGAAAGAAAGTCGTCAGGAACCACCCCAATTTCAAGCTCCTGCACACGCGGCCCAATTCCATGCAGACGGGCTTCGAGTACTACCAGATGATGCAGGGTCACATCGAGCTGCGCGGCAACGCCTACTCTGAAATCCTGACCAGCAGCCGGGGCGAGATCGGCGAGCTCATCCCCATGCACCCGGATCGCGTGCGCGTTGAGGTGCTTTCCGATGGCGCGCTGCGCTACCAGTACAGTGATCCGCTCACCGGCACCACGCGCACGCTGCTGCAGGATGAGGTTCACCACGTCCGCGATTTTTCCGACGAGCGCCAGGTGGGCCAGTCCCGCATCTCCATGGGCATGGACGTTTACGGCGTCGCGCTGGCGCAGCAGGATTACCGCGGCAAGTACCTCAAAAACGATGCTTCCGCCGGCGTCATCATTACCGGAACCAACTTCGCCACCAAGCAGGATGAAGACGCCTATCTGAAGGCCTTTGAGGCGGGCAATACCGGCGAAAAGCGTCACCGCGCCAAGCTGCTGCCGCCTGGAGTGGACATCAAGAGCCTGGGCATCAAGCCCATCGACATGCAGCTCCTCGACGCTTCCAAGGCCTCCGCTGTCGAGATCTGCACCATGCACAACATCTTGCCTCACCTCATCGGTGTGGACACCGGCAAAGCCGCCACTTACGCCAGCGTTGAGCAGTTCAACCTGATGCACGCCCAGCAGTCGGTGCTGCCCATGGCCGTCATGTGGGAGCAGGCGCAGCGCCGCGATCTCTTCAGCGATGACGATCCCTGCTATTCCAAGTTCGCTCTGGCCTCCCTGCTCCGCGGCGACACCGCGACGCGCATGGCGGGCTACGCGGTGGGCGTCGAGCACGGCTGGCTCTCGGATGACGATGTGCGCGAACTGGAAGACATGAACCCCATCGCCGGAGGCATCGGCAAGCAGTATTTCGTTCCTCTGAACTGGCGCAATCTCGATCCGGCGCTGGCTCCCGTCTCCGCCGTCCCAGACAGCCCCGATCCGAACCCCGATCAGGAAACCGAGGAGCAGGACGATCAGGACGATCCCGAGAACGCCGATCCGGAGCCCGAGCGGAACGCCATGCGCTCCCAGCTTCAGCTCTTCGCGCACGATTCGGCCGCGCGTTGTGTCCGCCGCGAGGTCAGCGCGGTGCACAAGCTGATCGAGCGCG